GGCGGTACTACCCAGCACTGGGCAGGTACCACGATTGGTTTGGTAGTTGCGCAGCCGCTGAGCAAGATCAGCAGACTGAGCGGCAGCAGTTTTGAGTTGAGCATCTTGAACCACCTGAATAGCCGCCACAGCAGCGGCGTGAGTTGTATTGAGATCGTCTATGGCCTTCTTGACGTTGGCCTCTACCTGCACAGTCGCGGCCTTGGCGTCCGCCGCGTACTTCACCGCACTCTCATACTTGTGATATGTCCATCCGCCCCACGAGATAGCGAGCGTGATCAGGACGCCGTAGAAGATGTCCTTAATGCCAAGGCCTGAGAGTAGTGCGAGCATTAGTTTCCCTTCCAAGCGTGTATCAAATCAGCTGCGTGGTGCCCGGCGATGAACACTGCCATCGCGTAGACCCAGACACCGTCAGACATCTTGCCGGTGTACACCATCGTCGTAGCGATGATAATTGACAAATACGTCAATACCTTTCGAGTCGTGAACCAGCCCTTCCTCTCATCGGGGGTGCTCATGACAAATACATCAAGACGGGTACTGCCCGGTCAGGAAGTAATTCGCTATTCGCGAACTGCGAACAGGTCCCACTTGCTTCGCCCAAAGGCTCGCGAGTAGATGGTCGTGCACGCCCTGCCAGTTCTGCGCTTGGATCAGCGCGATCGTCGGGCCCCACGACTCGAATTTGTGCGCCATGTTGAACGCCAGCTCTTCGAGCGCGTTCCGGCGGCAGTCGGTGTCGCAGCTCGCGTACTCGGGCCATTTCTGCGCGAGCGCGATCGCGGCGAGTAGATCCCCGTTGAAGTACCGGTCGCTGGTCGATTGGATGATCGTGAACCCGGCCCAGCCTTTCGGGGTGCCGGGACGTGGCATCAGATGCCCGCGACCGATCGTCCAGTTACCGAGCGAGTCCTGATACGCGGTCAGCACATCGTCTTCGGCCGCGTCGATGTCGCGCGCGAGGCGAACATCGATCCGCGGGTCGAGGAACGAGTAATCCTTGGTCACAACTTCTTCTCGATCCGGTCAAGTTGCTTGCCCATGTCGTCCAGTTTCTGGGCCACGACAGCATCGAGCAGCTGCTGCGTGGTCACGATCTTGGCGTTCGCGTCGATCCTCGTGTCTTGATCTGTCTGGTGCTGCTGTATGATCGCGACCTGCGCGTTCGTCTTGCCGGAGTTATAGAGTGACGTGCCTATGCCACCGCCCGCTGAGAACACGACAGCGGCCGCTGCGAACACCGACTCCATCGTCCATTTCAATGTCACGCTGGCTCCGCTCCGGATTCAAACGGTACGCCCCGCGTCGGTTGAGGCATCTGTGCGGCGTATGGCGTTAAGAACGCGTGCGCCTCCGCCCACGCCAAGCACTCCGCTCCTTCGCACTTCACACGCTGCAGGAGGTTGATGATGTTGTACGCGATGCGTGGGGGAATTTCGTACTTATCTTGAATCATCTCTTTATCCGTCATAAACTCACCTATGCTTGAACTGTTAATGCGCCCGCTGCGGGCCACACGGGTCCGGGCGGGGGAACTGCCGGCGGCGACGGAAGGGTCGCCACCGGAGAAAGTGTTACGGAAGCCGTAGGAGACTGGGGGCCTATCGATCCGCCGCCAACAAGCGCCACGCTGTACGCATGAGGCAATCCGTCGGTTGGAAGAATTACGTTGGAATCGAGCTTCGTAAGATCTACCGAGTACGCGCCGGGGCCGACGTACGGCGCCTGATTGATGAGCGCGCACAACGCATTGCCGTCCACGAAGAGCAACCAGTACTCGGGTGTGAGAGCGGGAGCAGTCGACAGTGACCAATTCAGTTTCATGCGCGTTCAGGTGAGCAGGTATGCGATCATCATGGCTGTCTCCAGTCCCTTGGCGAGTGTGCTTCCCCATCCGGTGCTTGATCCGCCTAGGTCAAAGCGAACGGTGCCGGATCCCGACGTGAGTACCGCAGCCGCGGTGTTGACTACGGCGCCGCCGTTCTCAACATAGTCCTCGACCAACGGGCAGGTAATTGTCCGTGCCGCTTGAATCTCTGCCGGCAGTCCTGTGTACGTAAACGTATTGGCGTTGCTGGTGCCCGTGATCGCGGGAAGCAAAAGCAGAACCATGTTACCAAGGCGAACCCAGAAGCCCGTGCCGGTGGGCGTCGTCGACATGCCCGTGGCTGTGAACGTAAAGGATCCGCTGTCTGGCGTCATGTCGACAAGCCCGCCAGCTGTCGGGCCGTATCCCTCCACCGTGATCCCGGTTACGTTACCGGTGACAACGAATGTGGATACCCCGACGGACGTCTGTATAAACAGCCCGGTCTTGATGATCGTGCTGGGGCCGGTGATCGTGACGCCGCCACTGAACGAGACGGGCCCAGTGAACGCCACGGTCCCGCCGCCGCCCGCTGAAATCGTCGCGTACGGGCTCGCAAGGTTCCCGGTGATCGTGATCCCCGGTCCCGCGATCGCGTTCCGGACGTCGCCGCCCTTCAGCACGTTGCTGACGAAATTCTTAAACCACGTCTGGTCCCATGTCGTGGGGATCGCGAGCGCACTGACCGACTGCAGGCCCGGCTTCGATGTGAGGACGATCGCGGACATCAGTACTTACCGGGTTCGGTGACCGCGGTCACGTCGACCGTGAACGTCGGGGTCGCGTCCGTGATCCTGAACTGCGGCACAAGGCTGCGGTGCTGGCCGCAGTTCCACCAAACCGCGCGATTGTCCGTGTCGCCGGGCACACCGAGCGTCTGGCTCTGATCCCCGGCAGCGTAGTAACTCGCGCCCCAGTTGTCGGACAAGAGGAGGTCCACCTTCGGCGCGACCGCGGGCGTAGGTCCCCCGCCGGCCGTCATTACCAGTTCAATCCGGCGCACCACAATACGATTGTTCATCGAGTAGATCGGCTGCATCGTGAACGCGCGTACGACAGGGGTCGTGCCGAATTCCATCTGTGTCGTCGGGTCGAGGTACCCGACCCCGCCCGTGCCGGAGCTGCCGATCAACTGCAACCCGAACGCGTTGTGGTAGCTGAGCGCCTGCCACTGAATCTCCTGACCCGCAACTTCTGACACCAGATTGAACCATTCCTGGGTCACGCAATCGTACGCGAACGTCATCTGCATGAGCGGGATCGTCAAGATATAGAACGGGTGTCCGTTCCATGTCGGCGCGAGCGCGTAGCACCCGAGCAAGAGGCTGTTCTGGTCGGCGATCGCGAGCTGGTACTCGATGTACGGGTTCGAGATCCGGATCGGAGTCTGGCCCTGACGTCGCCGGATCGTCAGGTCATTACACACCCAGAACGGAGAGTTGTCCTGCAACGCGATACTGTAGGCGGCGTTCGGGTGCATACCATATGGCATGTACGTGTCAGGCGCGCTGGTGAACGGGGACCCGACCGGGTTGCCGGTGTCGACGTACCCTTCGGTCGTGCGCGACCCGAACAGGAGCAGTTCGCGGTGATCGATACACATCCCGTAGAACGGGTCGGTACCGAACTGACGCGAGACCGAGGCGGCGGTCGTAAAAGAGATCTGAGAAAAGCCTGAAAACTGGCGACCATCGTCGTTGAAGAACGTGTACGAGCCGTGGCCCGCGTTGTTGTTGGCAAGGAACACAATGTACGTGTCCACGAACCAGCAATCGATCGCGCCGCCGAAGCCAAGAAAGAATGCGTTCGTGAGCTGCGCGTACGTGCCGGTAGCGCCGTAACCGCCCGGACTGTTCAGGGTGTACGTGTAGCAAATGTCGGTGCCCGGTACAAGAATCACCAAGCACGCGCCGTTGTCGGTCATGCGCACGATGCCGTTGCCCGGGAGCGTGCCCGCGCTGCCGGTCACCGCTACCGCGCTACCTGCGGCACTCAGCGTGTAGAGCGTCGAGCCCGCGACCACATACTCCTGCCCGGCCATCTCCCAGAACCCACGGACCGGGCCGATCGGACTGAACGATGTGATGCCGGGCCACGCGCGCAGCACCGCCGCCTGACCGTCCTTCTGATCAAACGCCGCTACACCCTGACCGCCGCCGTCGGTTGCCACAGGCTCCGGATAGCACCCCACCAATAGCTTAGAACTGGCCCGGAGGTCAGGAAGCTGATAGGAGGCGAGCGGGAGTTGAATAGGGGTTTGCTGGGCGGGCATGTTAGTTTTTGTTGCCTACCACCACAAACTACCACCATAAAGTCCACCGCTCGGACGAGACAGCTCGCCGAGGTCTGAGTCGGCGTACTTGAGGTAGCGTTTGTTCATCCGCCGGAAAGCGGACTTGATCTGGTTGCCGAGCACGGACTGGTCGTCCGGATCGGGTGAAGAGGCGACGGTCACACCGTAGTGCGGCGCGATCCACGCGGCCAGCATCAGTTTGACGTCGGCAATGTCCTCGTCCTTGACGGGGGCGTTGCTGTTGAGCATGGCCGGGATCTGCGGATACCAGCCGATGTTGCCCCACCCGTCACGCATGTTGGTAAACATGTTGTCGTTGAGGATCGTCAGCCCGTTCGCGGACTGAGTCGGGGTAGGGGCGCGCCCTTCAGACACGATGCCAAGTTTTTGGAACGACTCGGATATGATTGCCTGATTGGTCGCGGTCACTGTCTACCCCTGTTGAATATGAACGGTCTGCTCTGAGACCGAAAGAGTCACGCCATAAATTCGCTGGCGTTCACGATCGCGCGGTGCGGGTGAGGGCGCCCGCGCTGTTCTTGCTTTAGATTACTGTACGCGGGTCCATGTACGGGGGTTGTTCCCGTTAGCCGCGCCGTTCAGCGAGTACACGTACTTGACCGCAGCGGTCGCGCTGCCGGTACCGGCCGACACCACAGGCGTCAAACCAGTCACAGCGGTGAGGACGCCGTTGACGATCACATCGTTTGTATTCGCGTTCACGGTCAGTGAAGTGATGATACCGGTCGTCATGATTTCAGCACGAGCGCCATCGGGCGGGTTCAACGGCAGAGTTACCGTTAGAGCCGCGATAGTCGCGCCAGCGTTGAAAAGAATCGAGCCAGTCTGCATCGCGAAGGTCGATCCCGTGACCACGCCGGTTGCGCCAGCGTAGAAGTCGAACGGGATACCCCAGCAATCACTGTGACCATAGACGGTTCCTTGAACTGATGCCATATTAATTTTCTCCTATGGTTTCAGATTATGCCGGGACTTCGATGTTGCGGACAGCCAGCTCGGGGTAAGCGAGCACAGCGCCGATGATCATGTCCAGTCGGGCAGGCAGAACGTCGTTGGACGGATCCCACTGCTGGGCGAAGCGGATGTTGTAACCTTCAAACGCTTCCGCAGCCGTCATCTTGACGAGGGGGCTGAGGTCGAGCATCGGAGGGTTGGCAAACACGATCGCGTCGCGGTACCAGCCAAGGGACTGCTTGATCAACTGGCCGCTGATGGCTCCGAGAGCCACGGCACCAGACTGACCGAACACGAGGATCGCCGCGCCGGTGGCCGGCACGCTGTCCACGTTCTGATAAGCGCCACCGGTGATGATGCCGGGGGCGATCGAGGCGACGATGGCACCAGCGGTGTCGCTGATGGTCGTCAACACGACGAACTGTTTCAGGCGGCCAAGGGATACCTTGGTCTCCGGATCCACTTCGTTGACGCCCGCGATGCTGATGACGTCACCAGCGTTGAGGGTCGTCAGACCAGAGGCCCAGCCGTTCGTGGCGAGCGAGAACGAAGCAATGAACGCGTTTCCGGCGCCCGGGTTGCTCTGTCCAGCGCCGTTCACAACGGGCACAGACGTGGTGCTGAAGGTACCAACCACGTGGGTCGGCATCTTGGTGTTGCGGAAGCAGACATAGCCTGCCGCCTTCTCTGCAATAACGCCCTCGAGCCACTGATCAGAGATCGTGCTTTCGGGATTGAAGAGGCCCTTGTTGTCCTGTACGAAGTAGCGGGACGTCTGCGGGGTCGCAGTGAACGTACGCCGATCGTCTTCAGGAGCCAGAGCTTCCGTCAGGTACTGCTCGTTCTGGAGCAGGTTATTGTAGGTGGCGGTCGTGTTGTACGCGCCAGTGAACTTCGGGACGGCATTGACCAGCGCCGTGGTGAAATTCTCGGCACCGGCCGCCAGACGGGCGATCGCGGGCTCAAGAACCTGTTCCTCGAAGCTGTTCAGCAACATCGCGCGCTCAACCGAGGTGAAGTTGACGTCGACGCCGAGCTGCTGGTT